TCAAACGGAGTTTTAGAGAGGAAATAATTTATGTCACAATTTGACAAAAGAATATCAGTCAATACTATTATTGAGAATCAATTACCAGATTTTCTGTTAAGCGATTTTCCTAATGCAGTAGATTTTTTCAAACAATATTATATTTCACAGGAATTTCAAGGTGGATCAAGTGATTTAATTAATAATTTTGATCAATATCTTAAAGTTGATAATCTAGTACCAGAAGTTGTTGTCGGAGAAACTAATTTATCTTCTACTATATCTGCAACAGATACAGAGATATTTGTTTCAAGCACGAAGGGTTTTCCTAGTGAATATGGTTTAATCAAAATTGATGATGAAATTATTACATATACAGGTATTACAAAAAACTCATTTTTAGGTTGCATCAGGGGTTTTAGTGGGGTAACTGGTTTTAACGTAGGTATTACATCTTCATTGTTGGAGGTAAATAAAGAAACTCTTGAATTTGAGAGCACTTCTGCCTCTGCTCATACTGTAGATACGCCTATAACTAATCTTTCAGTATTATTCATTCAAGAATTTTATAAAAAACTTAAAAAAACATTCTTGCCTGGTTTAGAAAATAATGATTTTACTAAAACTTTAGATGTAGGTAACTTTGTTAAGTTTGCTCGTTCTTTCTATCAATCTAAGGGTATTGAAGAATCTATTCGTATATTATTAAAAGTATTATATGGGGTTGAGTCAAAGATATTAGATCTTGAAAATAATTTAATTAAACCATCAAGTTCTGAGTTTATTCGTAGAGAGGTTGTTGTTGCTGAATTAGTGTCATCTGGCGAACCGCAAAATTTAGTAGGTCAAACAATATTCAAATCAAATGACTTAAATACAAGTGCTTCTGTATCAGAGGTTGAAATATTCTCAAGAGATGGTAAAACATATCATAAGTTATCATTATTTGTAGGATTTAATGATAGAGATTTAATTCAAGGTATATTTACAATACCAGGAAAAACTAAGGCACTTTTTAATTCACAAGTTGATGCCAATGTTATTTCAGTCGATTCAACTATTGGATTTGGAGCAACTGGCACTGTTATAAGTGGGTCAAATGTTATTGATTATACATCAAAGACCATTAATCAATTCTTTGGATGTAGTGGTATTAATGTGGGAATCAACACTGCTGATGATATTCGATCTAATGAAACTATTTTTGGATATGAAAATGGTGATTTATCAAAAAGAGTTGATTTAAGAATCACTGGTGTGCTATCAGAATTAACTTCTGAAACTGATATTAAATTGGTAAATGAAGGAGAAAATATTTTTGTTAAGAATGTTGGTGAAAAAATTAACAATAATAGTGCTAATTACAAAGAAATTTTTGCTAATTCTTGGAAATACAATACAAGTTCAAGATTTCAAGTTGAAGGACAAGGTCCTTACGCATTAAAAACACCAATTGATAAATCTTCATTAAAAATTGGTGATCAATTTGAGATATTAAAAAGAAATGAGCAGGTTATAATTGGAACATTTGACGTTAAAGATATCAATAAATCATTAAACATAAACACAATTGATGTTGAGAATCAAAACCTAACAATTCCATTTCAATCAAATGAAAACTATGATATTCGTAGAGTTATCCAAAAAGCGAATAGCATTGGTGTAGACATACAAGCAGGTAATGAAACTTTAATATCTGATGTTCTGAATGTTTATACTGATTCAAACATTGATGGTTACGTTGCATCTAATTCTCTACCAAGTTATGACATAGATTTACAAACTATAAAAGAAAGTTTTGTAGGAGCAGCATCTGCATCAAACTTTGATGGACAAAATCCATTGAATAATTTGTATAGTTTCATTCAATTCATCCCACCTGCAAATGAGAGTATTAAATTAATACAAGGTGATGCGGTTGTATATGAACCTGATGTTGAAGAAATTGTAGGATTAACATCTGGAAGGGTATATTATGTTGACCCACAACCAGAACCAGCAGGTTCACAAATAACAAGGATTGCGTTATACAATTCAAGAAGTCAGATTGGTTCTGCGAGCACAATACAAGTTGGTGTTGGTTCTCTAACCGTTGGTAATCATGAATTTATTTTGCAAAGACATGCAAATAAAAATCTTAATGCTGATAAAATTTTAAGGAGAATACCATTATCTCAAAATTTATTTGTCACATCTAATCATGATAAGACAGTCAATGATGTTGCCATTTTAATTGATGGAGTTCAGGTTCACTCACCTGTATCAGATGATAATATTTTCTATGGACCATTAACTGATGTTGAGATATTAAACACAGGAGATGGGTATGATATTGTAAATCCACCTGTTATCAGTGTTGAATCAAGTGCAGGAGTGACAGCACTTGTGGAACCAATTTTGTCAGGAAGAGTTGAAGAGATATTGGTTGATCCACAAGATTTTGATATTCAGGAGATAATAAACATATCATTAACAGGAGGTAATGGAAGTGGTTGTTTACTAGAACCAGTATTAGGTGCTAGATTTAGAGAAATATCATTTGATAGTAGAGATGTATTTTTTAATGGTGGTATTGACAAAGACAATGAAACAATTACATTTAAAACTGAGCATAATTTAGAAAATGGTCAATTAGTATTTTATAAAAATGAAGGTAATCCATCCATAGGTATTGGATCAACAGCATATGATTCTACAAATACGATCACAGCAACTTTATCTGATGGAGATCCATATTTTGTAAGAGTTGTAAATCCAACTACAGTCCGAATATTTAATACAAAATTTGATGCTTTATCTGGTATTGCAGGTATTAATACAGTTGGATTAGCAACTGATACTGCAGCTAGAGGTATTCATAAATTTAGAACAGAACCTAAAAATACATTATTAAAGGTTCGTGTCTTAAATGGTGGTGCTGGATATCAACATCGTAAATTAAGAGTTGATCCTGCAGGTATATCTACATCCTTTAATACAATTAATTTTGTTAATCACGGGTTTTCTCACGGAGATATTATTCAATATTCACCAACAGTTGGTTTAGGAAGCACAACACCAAAATCAATACAGGGATTATCTACAACTTCATCTTACTATGTGATGAAGGTTAATGATAATTCTTTTAGATTATCTGATGCTGGTATCGGTGCTACTGTAACAAGTAACTTTACTAGAGGTAAATTTGTTGGATTAGGATCGACTGGAACTGGTTATCAAACTTTCACATATCCTGAAATTAAAGTAAATGTTGAAGTTTCATATGGTTCTTCTGTAACTGGTACAATTAATTTCACTCCAATTGTGAGAGGTTCATTCACAGGTGCATACTTATATGAAGGTGGAACTGATTATGGATCTACAATTCTAAATCATCAAGTAAAACCTAATATATTAATACAAAATGGTAAAGATGCAGAATTAAGACCAGTAATAAGAAATGGAAAAATAGATAATGTTGTAGTTACTAATCAAGGAAGTCAATATAATTCATTACCTGATATAGAGATTAATACAACTGGTTCAGGTGTGGGTGCAATAATTAGACCAGTAATTAAAGACGGTTCATTAGTTGATACTGTGGTTATCAACTCTGGTATAGGATATGATAACAATACAACTGTCAGTGTTAAAGAATCTGGTAAAAATGGATTGTTTAGTGCAAGGGTAAGAAACTTAATTGTTAATACCACTGAAAGATTTGGTGATAGAAACTTAACTTCAAGAGATAAATCTTTATCGTTTGCAATAACTGGGTACTCACAATTAACAGCAAGTAAACTTGAACAAACTTTTGATGAAAAAAATAATAATGAATTTGATAAGATTACAAATCATTCACCAATAATTGGGTGGGCATATGATGGTAATCCAATTTATGGGCCTTTTGGATACTCAGAAGCAGATAATATAAATTCTACACTTAAAATAATATCATCTTCATATAAAAAAGATGTAACCAAAGTTAAAAATCGTCCAAATGGGTTTAATAATGGATTCTTTATTAACGACTATATTTTTGATGGTAGTGGTGATTTAGATATTCATAATGGTAGATTCTGTAAAACACCTGAATTTCCTAATGGAATTTATGCTTACTTTGCAACTGTTGGATTGAGCACCTCAACTAATAAAATTGAAGGTATATACCCATATTTTATTGGTAATACTTATAGATCTCCACTCATTAATGACAATTTGATATTAAATCACGATTTTAATTTCAATGAATCAAATTTAATTAGGAATACAAAACCATATAATGTTGGTGAGGAATTTGCAGATAATGATTTTATTATTGAGTCAAATGAATTTATAAGACAAAAATCAAATATTGAGGCAGTTACAAAAGGTGGTATTACTGATTTACAAATTTTAGACGGTGGTTCAGGTTATAAAGTCGGAGATCTAACATCATTTGATCATACTGATACAGAAGGTTCAGGATTTACCGCTGAAGTTTCAGAAATTGTGGGTATTGGAATCTCAAATATTGAAACATCATTATCTAGATTTAATAATGCTGTATTTACTTGGAATAATTATGGTCAAGTTCAGGTAAATTATCTACCTTTTATTGAACTTAATAATCAAGATTCAGTATTCATATCTGGTCTTAGCACATCTATAATAGGATTAACAGATTCATTTAAGATTGGAGTGAGCACTGATACAGTTTCACTTGGAAAATCAATGACCGTTGGTAATTCAAATGGATTAATACAAGATATTTTTGTAAACAAAATACCAAGCACTGTCTCAGTTGGTGGTTCAATAAGAATTGGTGTGGGAAGTTCAACTGAAACACTTCAAGTTCTTAATATTTACAATACAAATAAAGTATTACGAGTATTCAGAAATGCTGGTGTAGCACATACTTTTGGATCTAATGTTGACATACTTAATAATAGATTTACAATTCCTCTTAAAGTAAACAAATTTGAGTCAAAAGTAAATGATATTGTTTATTTTAATGGTGTTGAATCTATTGGTGTAGGTACAGATGGTGTTGGTTACTCAACAAGTTATGTTGTTGGAGAAACAATTACTCAAATTTCAATACCTGAAAGATCAATTTATTTACCTAATCATCCATTTGTGACTGGTCAAAAAATAAAATTATCAAGACCAAACGTATCAAATGCAGAGTTTGATGTATCTCCAAATGATAGTGCTGTTGGATCATTTGAGTTGCCATTTTCAGGTCAATTATCAACAGATGTATTTGTAATTAAAAAAGATGAAAATTACATAGGTATTGTAACTACCAGAGCTGGAGTTGCAAATACTAGTGATGGATTATATTTCTTAGGTAATGGAGTAACATCAGGAATAGGTTCAGGATTATATAATTTTACAACACAGTATGAACAAGTTATAGGTGATGTTGATAATATTATTAGCACAGTTACAACAAAAGTAGCAGCTGCAAATACAACTACTCATAATTTACAAAATGGTGATGTAGTAAAAATGAATGTTGTTCCTAACCTTTCTGTTGGAATCGGCACTACAACTCCTGTTTCTGTTAGATATAATTCTGAGTTTGAGAAACTAATTATAAATCCAATAACATTTACTGCTGCAGATGTTGAAACAAATCGTTTAGATTTAGTTGATCATGGTTTTGCAACTGGTGATAAAGTATTATATGATGGCAATGCAACTGGATTATCGACAGGTCTTTATTATGTTTATAAAGTTAGTGATAGAAGAATTGAATTAGGAGAAACTTTAAGTGATGTTATTACAAGTCCAGTACAAACAATTTCTATAACTGCAAATAGTGGAGGTGCAAATCAGTCAATTGCACCAATTAATCCTTTAATCACTGTAGTAAAAAATCAAAAACTAACATTTGGATTATCTAGCACTACTCTTGCTGATTTTGACTTTAAATTATTCTATGATAGTGAATTAACTAATGAATATTTAAGTTCACAAGACTCTACTGATTTTAATGTGGTTGGTGTTGGAACAATAGGTATTGGGACATCTCCAGATAGACCAATCGTAGGTGCTACATTAACTGTGCAACATTCACCTACCGCCCCTGATAGATTATATTATGGATTATCAAAAGGTGGATTCATAAGCACATCAGATACAGATGTTCAAAACTATTCTGAAATAAGATTCATTGATAGCGTCTATGGTGGTGAATATAAAGTATCTGGAGTAACCTCTGAAACATTTAATATATCACCAAATGTTCCAGAATTATTAAGATATGATGAGACAGAGTGTGATAAACTTGAATATTCAACTAAGTCACATAATGTTGTTGGTACGATAAAAGAATTTAAAATAACATCATCGGGATTTAATTACAAAAAATTACCACAGTTTAATACAATCTCAAGTGTTAATGGAATAGGAGCAAATATAAAAGCTTTATCTGATAATGTTGGTAGAATACAAAAAGTAAGAATTGTTGATATTGGATATGAATACTCTTCTGACAAAACTTTAAGTCCCGAAGCGTTTATACCACCAATTGTAAACGTTGATAATTTAGATATTGTAAATCGAGTAGAAATAATAAACGGTGGTAGTAATTATTCAAGTGCACCTAATTTATTATTATTCAACCCTGTATCAAATACAGTTATTGACGATTCATCATTACAAGCAATTACTCCAAATCAAACAGTTTCAGATGTTGAAATTGTAGCACCAATTAATGGTCTTGATTCAGTAAACCATAAAATTATTGCAATTAATAATTCTAATGGTGTTGGAATTAATTCTATAATTCAAGCACCCTTCCCTAATGCAGGTATAATTACTTGTTTTATTGAAACACCTACAAATGGATTTGTAATAGAACCTTTTGCAGTGGGTGATGAAGTATTCGTTGAGGGATTATTACGCATTGGAGAGGCAGGAATAGGTAATACACAGGGTGGAATAACAACTAATACAACTGTTACTGGTGATGGATTCAATTCTGAAAATTATAATTATCAATTCTTTAGTGTGCAGAAATATATTACAACAGAAAATCCACGCCAACTTGTATTCAGTTTAGCTGGTGTAACTACTAATCCAGGTATTGGTAAAACGTTCCAATCAGGTTATGCAACATTAATTAATAAGAAAAATTATCCTGATATTAGACCAATACAAGAAAGGGGAAAATTTGAGTTAAATGAAAAAATAATAATTGATAATCAAAAAACTGATTTAATTGTTGTTGAAATAAGAGATGATTATATAAAATTAGATGGTTTAGATAACTTTAAAAAAGGTGATAGAATAAAAGGAACACTAAGTGGTGTTTCTGCTGAAATATTATCTGTAGTCAATAATAAAGCAAAATTTAAGGTAGATTTTTCAAATAGGCAAGAATATGGTTGGTTAGATGATACTGGAAAATTAAGTGAAGATTATCAAGTTATACCTGATAATGATTATTATCAAAATCTATCATACTCTGTTAAGAGTCCAATAGTTTGGGATGATTTTGTAAGTCCAGTTAATCGTTTGGTACATCCAGCAGGATTGAAAAATTTTGCAGATACGTCAATACAAAATAATGCAGAAGTAAAAATTGGATCAGCATCTACATCATTGTCAACAATTATACTCGATGTTATAAATGAAAATAACAGAGTTGATGCAATTAATAATTTTGATTTTGTTAAAGATTTTGATACGTTGAATAATAAATCTAAAAATCTACAATTCACAACAAAAATATTAACTGATTTTTCAAGATGTATTTCTAATAGAGTTTTAATACATGATGATATTAGTTCTGAATTTTCAAGCGTTGGTTTTTCAGCAAATGATAGTGTTATAGAAAATATAGATGCGGACTTCGGTAATTATCTTATTCAGATAGTTGATCCTGATACTTTTGATATTCAATTTAGTGAGATAGTAGTTTTAAGTGACGAGGATGATGTAGTTTTATTTGACAAAACTTTAGATTTTACAACACTTAAGTTAGGGGATATTAAAACTGAAATCACTGCTGATGGTGTTAAGAATTTATTATTTGAACCTACTGATAAATTTACTAAAGATCATGATATAAAAATCCTTAAAATTGATTTTAACACTGATTTAGTGGGCATTAATACAAATACATTTGGAAGTATAAAACAAACTGGATCTAATATTGGAGTTACATCTGGAACAACTGCAAGTATTGTAGAATTTTCTAGAAGTGATTTTAACACTTTATATGCTAATATTTACGTTGAAGATTCAATAACCAAGGATGTAAATTATAATGAAGTTATAGTTGATTTTGATGGAACTAATACCTCAATATCACAAATTTATATTGATAAAAAATTATCAAGCAGTCAAAGTGCTGTTGGCATTATTACTGCAAAACTTGAAAATAATTTAATTAAATTACAAGTTGATAACAATTTAAACAACTCACTAGAAGTTAGATCAAATATTGTCGGATTAGGAACCACAACATCTGGAATAGGAACTTATCGTTTCTCTGTATCAGATCAACCAG